GACGAATACCTTGTGGGTTAGATGAACGCATAATTGAATCAGGTCCGAGAGCAAGTTCTTGTACATCCTGTGGGATAGCAATAGGTGCTTGTACTGACTTCTCAGCGGCTTGAATCTGTAGAACTGCAAAGCGTGCTTTAGCAAGTTGTACTGCTAGTACGTCATCGAACTGACCGCGTGCTTCACCATCAATAGTTGGGCGTAGTGCAACAGCAACTAGACATTCACCAACTGGGTTTGGAGTACGGGCTAGGACTAGATCCTTGCGCTCAGGGCAATAGATAACATCTTGATCTTTGTCGTGATAACGAACAAGTGAAAGATATGGGGAACCTGGGGTATAAAGATTGCGGTTCATAATCTGGTCAGCAAATTCTGGGTACATAGATGCTAGTTGCTGTGCATCCATACCTACAATTTGTGTCAAAGATAAGCAACGACCAAAGCGATCTACTTCTGGATAAGCGCCAAATGGGTTAATCAAAGAAATTGTTGGCTCACCAGTATCGTAATCCATATCAATACGACCAATAAGTTGACCGTAGGTGTTATACCAATCAGCACCGGTATACATCTGAACTTGTAGATTAGAACGATCTACATAGTAGTTTGCAATACGGGTACGGTTATCGGCTGCTTTACGGGCTGTATCAGAAACCATATTAGATGCTGAACAGTTGAATGATGGTAGCGGTGCCATTGCTTCTGCAAGGTCACGTGCTGCTACGTCAATCATATTAGCAACTAGAGGCTTTGGGTATTCTTCAGAAAACATCGAAGGATATACCTTGGAGATGTCTCCTTGACGTGCCGAAAGCACATCACGCATACGGCCATCGCGTGCAGAACTTGTAGTCTGCAAACGAGAAACCTTAGCGGTAATCTCTTTGATGTTTAACAATGGTAATCCTTACTTAGATTTGCCGGTTTTGCGATCTACCGCTGTGACAGCGTGACCGTCTTGAGTTCCTTTTGGTTTGCTATCTAAAAGTTTATCTACTGTTGCAACAATAGCCCCGCCACCAACTGCACCCTTAACAAGGGTTTTTACTAATTCTGGGCGTGCTGAACTTGCTGCTTCATAACCTGCGGTTTGTGCAGTTTTTTCAATTTTTGCATTGTGCATATTTTTAATTGAATCAACTTGTTTTTGTGATAATGGAGGTTTATTAAAGGTAGTGCTAGTAGTATTTGGAGTTGTTGAAGTAGCGCCAGAATTAGATGTTACTTTGGTTTCACCAGTTGTGCGAACAGTCTTGCTTCCACCGGAAGTGTTAATTCTAGGTTGAGGCATAGAATCGCCAACCTTTGTATAGGTAGATTCTCCAACTCGAGCAGCGCTTTTGCCAACCATTTTTTCAGCAGCTTTGGCAGCAGCTTCAACGATTAACTTGCGTACTCCGCCAACACCAGATTCTAATGGCTTAGTTTGCGCTACTTGATCTTTTGTGTCAGCCACAATTACATACCTTGATCTGTTTGACCAGCAACATCTGTTGGCCATTCAACGTAGTCAGCGGCATCAGCTTGCGCTATGGCTTCTGTATACTTGCGATCTACTTCAGGGTTAACCTGTGGAGTAGTTGCAGCACCCTTGTCGTAGTACTCTTCTTCACCTTCTGCGTTGGTTCTCCAACTTGGTGTAATTGCCATTGTGTCTCCTTATTAGATGAACTGCGTTTGTTGTTCTGCTAATAGCTCATCAATGTTGATGACTATACGTTTTTGTTTTTCCCTAGTGGAAAGATATGGGTTCTTCAAATGGTGCTTTGCGTACTGACCATTGTTTAGCATCTCTCTAGCTCTTATCTCGCAGAACCAAAGAGCCATAACCATATCGGTCTTGCCTTTAGTATTAGGTGACCAAGTTATCAACTGCTCTATTAGAGCCTTGATGTTTTCAGTCTGATCACTTGGTAGGTGGATCAAATTATCGCGGTGGTGTTTGCCATCGGCTTGCTTGGTTCCAAACAACGGACTCATAGCAGATACACCGAAGCCAGCATCCCATTTATTACTACCAGTATGATGCTCACGAAGTATGACACCTCGGTTTGCTAGAAACTGGCGGATGCCTTCGTCTTGAGTTAAGAAAGCCTGAAATGCGTTCTTCTCAATCGTCCACTCTGCCGGCTTGTAGATCTCAGTCCAGCTAAATATGATTTCGCGGATCTGGGCTGGGGATGGACGGCTAATCTTAATTGCATCTATGATGTAGCGCTTATAGGTTGTACGATCAATAGCGTACATAACTGCTGCGGTATCACCCACGATAGCGGGGTCCATACCAGCGATAAAGGTAAAGTTGCTAGTAGTTAAAGGATGGCCTGGATGACCCGGAGTTAACGGTCCAGATTTACGCATACCGTCAATAGAACCTCGGACACATACTGGGTCAAAGGCTGAGTTGTCTGCGACATCTTGTTGCTGATAGATCAGCGCCCAAGTTGAAGCATCCATAGCTTGACGTTCATTAAATAAGTTTCGACCAGACCAACGAGGGTATAATCCATCCTCGTTCTTCTCGTTCTCTTCTTGTCCGTCAAAGGGTTGATCGGATGCTGGCCAAAGAGTTACCCAACTATCGGGGTTCTCATTTGTTTCAAGAAGGGCTGGCATAGCAAGATACTTCCAAGGAACTAAGCCACCTGGGTATCTATCTTCGTTGCGTAGTTCTCGGTATAGATCTACGTTGGCTACCCGCGTACCAATAATGATTAACTTACCGGTAGGGTTAAGACGAGATCTAACGTCTTGGGTTAGCCACTTGATCTGGCGTTCAAAGTCATTGGCGTTGCTTAAAGTAACAGCATCATCTACAATGATCATATCTGCACGCTTACCATAGATCTGACCACCGATACCTACGGCTTCGATGTTTGGATCTTTTTCACCAGACTCTCTAAGCTCATCACCAAAGGTAACTCGGGTGGCTTGCCAAGAAGCAGTCTTAGATTTGAACCCAACCCCAGCAGCGTATGCAGATTGCAGGGCCTCGTATTGAGGATGTGTTAAGCGTTGCTTAATGGCATACAAGAAGTCTGCCGCTAGGCGCTGAGTTTGGGAAACTATCAGTACTCTAAAGTTTGGGTTTTGACATACTTGCCAGGTAACATAGTCCACCGTCACAGTCATAGACTTGGCGTGGTTTGGCGGGATGTTAATAAGGATGCGGTTCTGAGCCAGACCTGGCTCATACTTCATACTGGGGTGTAACCAGCTTGGCTCACGGCCTTCAATAACATCTACTAGGTTCTGTTGATGTGGAAAGGTCTTACTGTGAAGAAAGCGTTGTCTGAACTCTGCAAAGGAGATGTCGTGGACATCGGATGAGGCAAAGGCTTTATCTTTCAGTCCGAGCCTAGTACGATCCATCTTATCTGCAAAAACTTTATCTGTGCGGCGGTAGTACTCATAAGTCTTCATAGACTTACCGGCGGAGCCTACTGCTGTCTCGACCGTATTGTTTTCCGCGACCGAGGAGAGGATAATTCTTTTAGCAATATCAGCCGAGTTCTCAGCCATCTATTCTCCTATAGTTATACACAGGCTGTGGATATCCCTGTGGATAAACATCGGCCGTGATTAAATTCTTTATATACTAGGTTAGCGATTTATCTACTGGAGAAGGATAGATATAATACACCCAACTAAATGCTTGGAGCAGCTCGGGCTTGAGCGCCCGAGGGAGCCACAGCGAACTGAGGGGTAAGTTAGGACTACGCCCTAGGGGGCTTCGTCAGAAGCCACACGGTAGGGTAAAACTCATCACACCCCGTTTTACGCTCCTACTATATATAAGGCAGGAAAGTTATCCACATTCCGACATTTTCCAAAACTATTTTCTAATTGTGGTGTAACTCACATATAACGGGCAGTATATTGTACATTTTTATACATATGGATATTGCGGTGTCCAATTTAGTCGAAATATATATTTGGGGTACACAACATCAACGCCGCGCTTATTCAACAACGGGGGGTCCGTTTTTTCGGGGCAAGCGGCCCCGGTTACCCGGACGATGGCCACCGGACCGGGCCGGATCTAGGGCAGACCGGGGCGGTTGCGGGGTTATCCGGTAGGGGCGGTCTGCCTAACAACCGGGCAGCAACAACAACCGGGCAGCGATCCGAGCAGCGATAACCACCGGCCACCCGGCCACCGATTACCCGGCCACC